AGATGGCACGGGTGAGCAATCCTGCGAATCAGGACAATGTAGCTACTGCAACAAGTCTTCTTAAATATTTAATTAAGAACAAGCACTGGTCTCCATTCGAGATGGTTAATGTTTGTATGGAGATTAAAACAACACGTGACATTGCTCGTCAAATATTACGTCATCGTAGTTTTAGCTTCCAAGAGTTTAGCCAACGCTATGCTGTTGCTACAGGGTTTGAACTCAGTGAGCCTCGTTTACAAGACGGGAAGAACAGACAGAATAGTTTAGAAACTGATGATAGACAGCTTGCTTATTGGTGGGAAGGAGCACAGCGGCGTGTGTTACAAGAGGCTCAGTTTATGTACGAGAGTGCATTAGCTAAAGGCATTGCCAAAGAGCAGGCACGTAAGCTCTTACCAGAAGGTATGACAATGAGCAACATGTACATGAATGGAACACTACGTAGCTGGCTGCATTACATTGATATTCGTTGTGACTTAGCAACACAAAAGGAACATCGTGAAGTTGCAGAGCAAATTCGTGGTATAATATATGAACAGTTTCCAACAATCAAGGAACTCTATGACTGAAGAAAAAATTATTGATGACATCCTAGATGAGTTTGACTTCGATAAGGTTCAGAAGACAATGGAAACTCTAGAGTGGACATGGCATAGTACTTATCCAGAAACACCTAGTATAAGTCAGCTTCGTAAATTTGCACGATATCTTATGAAGTCATGTGTCGGACACGAAGAATACACAACAGCCTCAGGTGGCTTTCATGTACGTAAGGAAACATTTGATGGTCTTCCTTTTTATCAGCTACAATTTGTAGTTACAGAGTGGAGTAACTACGAATAACAACTTCTGCTCTTAGCTCAACCGGATAGAGCAACAGCCTTCTAAGCTGTAGGTTAGTGGTTCGATTCCACTAGGGCAGGCCAAATTAAGGAGAAAGAAATGATGGAACGTAAACGCTTAACACTTGTGATGGATGAATTTAATGAGAAGGGCGATATTGTACGCACCAGTACAGTGGCAGCTGTTGAACATGCTGATGTTTCTTGGGATGTGTTTGTTCCCTACTTTGCTAGTTTTTTAGAAGGTAGTGGTTATGTTGGTGTTACTGAGCGTCTTGATAAGTTGATTGGTGACCTCTATGATTGGCGTAGCTATCATCCAGAACTTAACAACTTAAATGAGGAAGAAGAATGAAAGAGTTTTATTCACGACAATGGTTGAACCAAAAGAAAGGTACAGCCTTCATAACTGCCTCAGCATCACAAGCACTACCCACATGGGTTGAAGCAGACTTTGAGATTGCTGATTGCCATCGTAAAGCTTCTATTGATTTAAGTTTTTGCTCTCCTAAAGACAAGAAAGAAAAACTAAAAAAACTTGATATTGCCATCTCCACACTACAGGCTTTGCGATCTGCAATGGTTGAAATGGAAGCAAAGAAATGAGACACTTAGTTATTCCCGATACGCAATGCAAGCCCGGGCATAGCTTCAAACATCTTTCATGGGTTGGGAAGTATGCAGCAGATAAGAAGCCTGATGTCATCATCCATCTTGGTGATCATTGGGATATGCCAAGCCTGTCAGTGTATGATGTAGGTAAGAAGAGCTTTGAAGGGCGTACTTACCAAGCTGACATTGAGGCAGGCCATAAGGGTATGGAAGCTTTGTTGCTTCCTATCCGTGAAGAACAGACTAGGCTTAAACGAAACAAGGATAAACAATGGAACCCACGTCTGGTGTTCTTGTTAGGAAATCATGAAGAACGTATTCAACGAGCGATCGAATCTGACCGTAAACTGGATGGACTCATTGGCTATCACGACCTCCTCTTGGATCAATATGGTTTTGAATGTATTCCTTTCCTTCAGCCTGTTGTTATTGATGGTGTTGCTTACTGTCATTACTTTACTAGCGGTGTTATGGGAAGGCCTGTATCATCGCCTGCTCTCATGCTTTCAAAGAAGCACATGAGCTGTGTCATGGGACACGTACAGGACAGAGGCATTGCTTATGCACGTAGGGCTGATGGTAAGCGTATGACAGGGTTGTTTGGTGGTATCTGCTACATGCATGACGAAGCCTACCTAACACCCCAAACAAATGGTAGCTGGTCAGGTATCTGGATGTTCAATGAAGTGGAAGACGGTAGCTTTGATGAACTGCCAGTTAGCCTTAGCTATTTGAAGGAGCGTTATGAGTCTAACTGTGTTCGATGTGGCTGACTTGCTAAGGCGTGAAGACTGTGTTACAATATTAGAACTGCTGGACATTAGCAGCGATGAACTTGTTGATAGGTTCATGGATATTGTAGAAGATAAATTTGACAAGATTAAGAAGGAACTAGAATGACAACATACATGGGAAGTTACGAGCAGTACATTGCAAAGAGTCGCTATGCTCGTTACTTAGATAAGGAGAAACGTCGTGAAGATTGGCCTGAAACAGTGGCCCGTTACTTCAACTTCATGGCTGATCACCTGAAGAAGACTAACAACTACACACTTAGTGACACAATGCGTAACCAACTGGAGAGTGCTGTAGTTAACATGGAAGTTATGCCCTCAATGCGTAGCTTGATGACAGCAGGAAAAGCCCTTGAGCGTGATAATACCGCTGGCTACAATTGTAGCTATCTCCCTATTGACGACGTTAAAGCCTTTGACGAGGCTATGTATATTCTACTTTGTGGTACTGGTGTTGGTTTCTCTGTCGAGCGACAGTCCATTCAGAAGCTACCTGAAGTTCCTGAGCAGCTCTTCGACAGTAATACAACTGTTGTAGTGTCTGATAGCAAAGAAGGCTGGGCTAAAGCTCTGCGTCAAGTGATTGCTTTGTTGTATGCAGGGGAAGTACCAAAATGGGATGTGTCTAAGGTACGACCTAAAGGTGCTCGACTAAAGACATTTGGTGGTCGTGCTTCTGGCCCTGAACCTCTGGTGGAGTTGTTCCAGTTTGTTGTTAACATCTTCAAGGGTGCACATGGTCGTAAGCTTAGCAGCTTGGAATGCCATGACATCATGTGTAAGATTGGTGAGGTGGTAGTTGTTGGCGGTGTACGTCGATCAGCTATGATTAGTTTGTCTAACCTATCTGATGACCGTATGCGTCATGCCAAGAGTGGTGCATGGTGGGAACAAAACGGTCAACGTGCCTTGGCTAACAACTCTGCCTGCTACACTGAGAAGCCTGACGTTGGCATCTTCATGCAGGAATGGCATGCTTTGTATGAAAGCAAGAGTGGCGAACGTGGCATCTTCAATCGTGAAGCTGCTAAGAAAGTTGTGAAGAAGAATGGACGACGCAATAGTGAGTTTGATTTCGGGACTAATCCCTGCTCTGAAATTATTCTTCGACCTTATCAGTTCTGTAACTTGAGTGAAATCATTGTACGTGCTGATGACACCCCTGACAGTCTCAAACGTAAGGCACGTTTAGCAGCCATTCTAGGTACATTCCAGAGCACATTGACACACTTCCCATACCTACGTAAGGTGTGGCAAAAGAACACTGAGGAAGAGCGTTTGCTTGGTGTATCAATGACAGGCATCTTGGACAATGCTTTGCTTAACAACCCTGAAGACCCACGCTTGGAGAACTTGCTTGATGAAATTAAGAATGTATGTATTGCCACTAATGGTCTTCTTGCTAACGACCTTGGTATCCCTGCTAGTGCTGCCATTACTTGCGTTAAGCCTAGTGGCACAGTGTCTCAGCTTACTGACAGCGCGTCTGGCATCCATGCTCGTCACTCTGAGTATTACTTTCGACGAGTACGTGGAGACAGCAAAGACCCATTAACCTCTCATTTGATTAAGGCTGGTATTCCTGCTGAGCCATGTGTTATGAAGCCTGATCAAACAGTGGTGTTTACGTTTCCTAAGAAAGCTCCTGATGGTGCTCTGGTTCGTAAAGACCTGACAGCTTTGCAACACTTGAAGCTGTGGCTAACATATCAACGTCACTGGTGTGAACATAAACCATCAGTTACCATCTCTGTTAAAGAAGATGAGTGGCCTGAGGTTGGAGCGTTTGTATGGAAACACTTTGATGAGATGAGTGGTGTATCTTTCCTGCCTATGGATGGAGGCTCTTATCGCCAAGCTCCCTATGAGGATTGCACCAAGGAACAGTATGAAGCATTGCTGGCTAAGACACCAACAACCATTGATTGGAATAGCCTGATTGAAGAAGATGATAATGTCGAAGGTGTTCAAACCTTGGCATGTACAGCAGGAGGATGTGAGGTATGATGAAGGTATACACAAAGGACAACTGCCCTGCGTGTATTGCTCTGAAAGGAAAGCTGTTTAAGGATGGCGTTCCTTTTCAGGAAGTACACATTGGTAGAGACATTACACGTGAAGAGTTTCTAGCTAAGTTTCCAACGGCACGAACAGTGCCATACATTGAGGATGATGATAAATGATTACAACAAACATTCGTACAGGCATTGGCTTTGACATTGAGTACAACAATGACATCTGCCACATCGTTGAGTTTGACGGAGATAATGAAGAGGTAGTTGCTTTCATGGGCATCATCATTAAGATACCATTCTTTAGCATCTACATTGGTGACTTCTTTGAACTAGAAGGATAAACAAATAAGGGGACTTTGATAGTCCCCTTTTTTTATTTCTGCTGGTAGCCTAGTGCTTCTTGCATTCCATGCTGTTCTAGGTAAGCGTTGTACCACTGCCTTGCAAAGTCTGGATTGGTTTGATATAGCTCCATTGTCAGCTGTTTTGTTGCAGCACTTCTCACTTTGCCTACAACAGTTTTAACTGCTTCTTGTTTTTGATATTTATCAAGAGCCATAAACTGTTTGTTATTAAACATTTGACTCAATGAGTCTGCTAACAGCTTACCACTTAATTCTTTATATCTAGCATATTGTGGTGTTTCAAGTTCCACTCCACCCATCTTCTTACTAGCACCAACAATGTCAACACCAATGGTAGCCAGCTCTTTCTCAATGGCTGTTGGTGATGTCACTTTAATACCAAGCAAGATGTTAGACAAACTAACCTGCTCAGGTTCTCCTGTCTTTGTATACTTGATAGGCAAGTCTTCACGCATACCGGGAATACGGCTTTGTGCTTTCTCCAAGAATGTTTGAGCTTCACGTTCTGTTGGTGACAACACCTTGGCTGTTGTTGCAGCAATGGCTGGTACTACAGCGTTAGCATACTGGCTCAAGAAGCCACTGCCATATCTCTCTGGGTCTGTCATAGCAAACAAAGCTTTGCTCAACCCTTCCATAAAGCTTTTCTCAAGAATGTTATTCTTAACAGAGTTAGCATAAGCCAACATGAAGTCAGTTGCTTTCTTGTCTGGATTCTTATTCTCTTTATATTCTCTGATAATAGTGGAAGCATCAGCAGCCATACCAAACACAGTGGCAAGAGGTTCAATACGTTGGTAGCTATACCACTCATTACCAATCTTCAAAGACCAAGGAGGCAAACCACCTTTAGGGTCTGAGCCAGTAATCATCCCTTGTTGAACCATGCTATCAATGGCAATGGCAGCACCAATACCTAAGGCTTGCTTAGCCATCAGCTTACCTCTTTGCTCTGGTAAGTTAAAAGCAAAATCAAACTTGCCTGTATTACCAATCTCTTTCTTGCCCATGATGCCAAGACCGGGGATAAAAGAAACACCTTCCTTGATAATGTTGTATGGTGTCTTAACAAAAGGGATAACAAGAGCAAGCAATGGATGTTCTGCTCTGTGTTTAGCAACTTCAGAAGCAATGCCTGTCAGCTTCTCTTGGAACACAGCTTCCTTAGCAAAGTTTTGTACGTTCCAAAGGTTGTTACCACCAAGTTTTTCTGTCAGTTGTTGTTGCCAGTTGTCTGTAGTGAGTCTATCTTTAGTAAGCTTTTGATAAATCTCATCAGCATTCTTACCTGTACGTTTAGCTTCAACACTAGCCATACGATAGGCAATAGCATTAGCTTCCATACGTCTAAAGATTTGTTTGTTAAACTCATCAATGAAGATACCAACACGTGTAGGCATACGTACAACTTCACCAAGCGTACCACCTAATGCTTTGTTGTTGATGTCATAGATGTCATTCTTCAACATCTCAGCACGTTCAGCAGACAAGAAGTTATCATTAACAAACTTCTTAAACTTAGCTTCAGACATACCAAGAGCTTGAGCATTCATCTGAATGTCTAATGGTCTACCAGTTACAAAGCCTTGCTTAGCAAAAGCCATTGCTTCACTAAAGCCTTGCATAATTCCTTTAAGCATAGCAATGCCTTCACCTGACACTCTATCACTCTTTGTCAGGCTCTTAGGCAGGGCTGCTTCAATCTCACGAAGAAGAGGCTGTATCCATGTTTGTGTTGCAGCAGACAAAGCGTTCACTGCAATAGTGCCGGGGCCTGATACATAGCTGTTAACAATGTATTCTGATGCAATACGACCAGCAATGTGTGGCTCTTTAGCCATCTTGTTTTGTACCTCAGCTAACAGGTTTGCTTTCTGTTCTGGTGTGAAGTCTTCAAACTTATCAATGAGTGCTTTCTTATCAGCTAGTTCTCTGAACCAAGCAGCACATGCTTCTGAATACGACATAGTTCTCCTTATGTACAAGTGCGTCCGGGTGTAGCAAAACCTTTTACTTCCTTACCCGCACTGTAACTATTATACGCTGTTTTAAAAGCATTCAGCTGCATAGATGCTTTACTTCTTTGGCCTTGGAAAATAGACATAACACCCAGTGGAACCTGTGAGCGATGCATAATTGTCTGCTCCATCTCTGGTGTTAACAAACCCTCAGCTCTAAGTCTGTTATACTCATCCAGCTGAGCACCAAGGAATTGCTGAGCTTCTCTATACTGAGGCATGAAGGCTGCAATCTCTTCTCTATTCCAGCTCTTGTCAGCATTCTGTAAGGCCCAATCAAGGACACTACCTTCTTCAGAAGTCATCTGAGCAGCTGCTTTCTCACCAAGCTTTTCTGTAGCAGCAAGACTACCACCCATCTGTCCTTTACCACGAAGCTCACGCCCTGCCTTACCAGCAGCCGCCACTGCCTTCATGTGCATGTCATTGATTGCAGCATCAACAGACACTGGATCAGCATCAATACGACCACGATAGGTTGGTGAATAAAACTTCTCAGGAGCTGTACCAAATGGAACATCCTCAGCTAATCGGAGATATGGGTCAGTACGCATAGAGCCAGCAGAACCAGCCATGCCTGCCCTTTCTAAAGGACTCTTACCCAAGGCTGCATTAGCCTCTTCCATTGTCTTAAAGCCATTACGTTCAAGCACAGCCTGCACCTCAGGAGTAACCTGTTGTGTAGCAACTGTGGCAGCACGTGGAGGAGGAGCTGTCAATGCAGCAGGAGGCACTTCCCCTTGCTTTGTAAGCACTGGTTGTTCATTAAACCTAGCAGCTGTCTTAGTTTCAACTTGTGTTAATGGCTGAGGTAACTGCTTAGTAACCTGCAACATCTTCACTTCTTGATCTTTAGCTAGGACAGAACGAAGCTGTTCAATCTCTGCTTGCTTAGCTTTAATGTCAGCATCAAGAGAATAGCCCTTAAACAGGGCAGCAACCTGTGGAGCTTCGCTAATAGGGGTCACCCCCTTAGCTGGTGCTTCTGGAGGCTTCTCGGCTGCTTTAAACAAGGCAGGAGTTTGCTTTGCTGGTGTAGCTTTTGAGGGAGAGACAAGCCCTCTGTTTGTTGAAGGCAACCCTGTAGCTTCCTGTACTGGAGCTTTCTCTTCACCACGCAACAATGAAGCCACTTGCTTCTCAGCTGTCTCAGTTGTATCAACCTTCACTCTCTCAGTGGAAAGCTTATTGATGTCTCCTTCAAGTAAAGCAATACGTTGATCAATGAGAGTTTTCTCATCAATAGACAATGGCTTATAATCATATCTCTCATCTCTGAAGACACGCTCATTGGTTACTGGCTCATCAACAAGCTTAGCTACATCAGAGATGGCTGTATCTGTAGCTGCCTTACCAGCAGGAACATCAGCAAGAGGAACATCAGCCTTCTTTGTTAAGAAGTTAATAAGAGACTCAGCTCCTTTGCCTAAAGCTCCACCAAGTACAGCACCACCAAAAGTTCCTAAGGCTGCTCCCTTAGCTCGTTCAGTAGAGAACAAACCAGTGTCTGCTCCTTCTTTCAGGACAGGCTCTAGTAAGCCACCAAAGGCCCCTTGTGCAGCTCCTTGCTTAGCCATTGTTGCAGCAAGTGTAGCTCCACGTAAGGGAGCAACAGCCAAAGCAGGCAGGTTAACTGGATCAGCAATTGCTCCAGCAAACTCAGCTGCACCACCAATGTATGGGTTGTTAGCAGAAGCAATTTCAGCTGCTTGTCTTTCAGCACGTAGACGTTCTGTATCAGCAAGACCAGCAATTTGAGCCAAGCCTTTAATGCTGCTACCTGCACTTTCAACAAAGCGTTTAACACCAGCAGAGAAGCCTGTGTTGCCTGTTAAGTGTGCTAAGATTTGTTGGTCTGTATATCCTTCAGCTCTTGCACCAGCAACATCAAAGTTTTTCTTAGTGGCTAAGTAGTCTGCAATTTGAGCAGGACTATAGCCTTCTTGTAAAGCCCCAGTAAGATCAAAGCCACCAGTAGAAACTACATCTGTAGCACCCACTGATGACATCATTTGCTCTTCTGGGCTGAGAGCGTATTCAGCCATTTAACCTCCGAAGTCAGAGAGTGGTTTCTTAGGCGTTTTAGTTGGTTGTGGTACAATGACAGAGCCGGGAATACCTGTTCCTTGTCCTCTTGCTACATTCAATTCATTGACACTGTTATACACTAAGCCATCATTACCCATCACTTGGCCTTGCTTGTTTTGTCTACCAATGATGTCACCACGTGTACCGGGAACAATGCCAGGAGCATACACTGGAATAGTAAATTTCTCTTGATCAGCAGCAGCCGTAGCTCTTGCCTGTGCAGCAGCAGCATTTGCAACAGCAGCATCAGCACTCTTCTTCTGATGATAGATTTGAGCATCAACCAAATCAATTGCTTTCTTCTTAGCTTCCAGTTGACGTTTTAAACCTTCCACTTTAGACTCTTCACCTTGAGACATAGCAATTGCAATTTGCTCTTCAAGAGTGAGCATATCTTCTTTAGCCTTCTGCACATCAAGCTCAGCTTTCTGAATGTCAAAGCCACCCTTCTTGATGAGCTGTTCATCACGCATAGCATTACGCGCTTCTTTGTTAGCAGCAAAAGCATCTTGTGTCAAACCACGAGCAGCAAGCTCACGTGACAAAGCTGAATACATCTCTGCATCGCTAGTGAGGCCCATGCTCTGAACCTTAGCCATAGCCTCTTCAATGCCTCTAGCACGTGCCTCTTGTGGAGCCATGCCACCAAGCAAGCGACCAGCACCATAGCCAAGCAGAGCACCTGCATTAGTACCAAGAGAAGCTACTTGTTGTAACAAGCCTTGTTGTCCCATCTGAGCAGGACTAACCATCTGACTGTTAAGATAATTCTGAGCAACCTCTTGTGAGGAAGGCATATTGAATAGTGTCATTACATCGCTTGCCATATTATTTCCTTATTAAAGACCAGCCAGTGCAAGCTCTTGCGCTGAATAACCAGTGGTTCCACCAGTAGCTCCGCCACCTGTACTAAATAAACCACTGAATGGATTCTTAAACTTGCTATAGTCTAAACTGGCAGCTCCTCTAATTGCATTCTGCAAAGCATTTGCTTGAGAAATACCACCAGCCAAGTTTGCATTAGCAGCTGCCGTACCACCAGCCAAGAGAGCTTGACCAACATTGCCACCAGAGATGGAGGCTTTGTTACCAATGTCAGCACCCATTGTCAAAGGCTTCATACCAAGCTCTTCAATACCAGCACCTGATGTAAACATACCTGTACCACGGGCTAATAACTTATCAATGATGTTTTGTCCGTAGTCTGTACCTTGTGCTGCAATTTGAGCATTGACACGTTCTCTAGCAAGCTGTGTAGCAAACTGATCTGGGTTTAACAAACCTTGACCGTCACCACCAACATAACCAGAAGAAACACCAAGACCAATACGGCCTGTTCCCATAGCATTAAGTCTATTAGCAACATCTTCTGCTTGTCGTGTAGGAGCAAGCAAGCCCATTTGTTGAGAAACATATTTCTGTGCTTCTGCTTCTGGAGTTGTTCCTGAAAGCTGGCCTAGTGTACTTGTGGCTTGTCCATACAGCATGTCCCTAAAGGCAGCAAGCCTTGGGTCAATCTCATAACCAGCTGTTCCCTTCTCTGTATCAAAGAAGCTTTTACCAAAACCAGTGGTTAAGCTATATGGTTTAAACTTAGCTGCTTCAGCTGCAATATTAGCCGCTTGAATATTAGCAGCACCTGCTTCTCTTGCTGCTGATTTACCTGTAATGTCATCAAACAAACCACCAATGCCACCAGTGATGCCGCTTAAATTGAGTCCCATGTTCTTAACCTTTCATAATAAATGCAAGGGCGTAGTATGGAGGCAGGTTTTGGTTAGTACCTGATACACCCTCTGTGCTCACTGTATGTGTATGTGCTGCAACTGAATATTGTTTAATGTCATCAGTTAATCCACCACCAGATAAAAGAGAATTTGCTGTTGTGCCTGTATATGAAAGCACACCAGTTGGACTTCCTCCAGTTCGGTTAGCAGCATAGAAAGTACCACTGCCTTGACTATCTGTTGTATGGCTGTGGCTTACATTAACAGCATCTTTACTACCACCTGTTTGTGTGTTACTTCCTGTAATGGTTGTCTTAGCACCACTATCATCTAGATAAGCACCAACAATAAATTTATTACGTAAGTCTGGTGTGCTATTAGTACCATCACACAAATACCAACCTGATGGGATGGAAGCAATTGTGCCACTCCACATCAAGATGGAACCAACAGGAACACCGTTAGCTAACACAAAAGCTGTTGTAGCTAGTTGTGTTGTGTTTGTACCCACAGCAGCTGTAGGAGCAACAGGAGTTCCTGTGAATGTAGGAGAAGCACTATTAGCTTTAGTAGCAATGGCTACAGCAATGGCATCAAACTCGTCATCAAGTTCTGTACCTTTAATACGCTTTAAAGGATCGCCTGTTGATAAAGCATCCTTTGTGTCATACGCTGTGAGTTTTGTATAATTACTCATGTTTAATAACTCTTTCCTGTTTTAACAAACACATCTAGTTTCTGAATACTCAGAGGAGCACCATTCACTTCTGCTTCAAATCCAATTTGTACTGTCTTTCCTTGACCACCTACAGCTGTCTTAGCATTCTCAATGAACACACCAGAGCTGTATTCAGCAATGTTATATTCAGCAATGTTATACTCAGCATAGGTTCCCTGTGATATAGAGATGGGATAGGAGCTGTATGTATTAGAGAAGTCAAAGCCAAGCTTTGCAACCAGACGTTGACCACCACCCCCAATTAAAACAATGCCTAAGTTCTTAGCAATCTTATTTGTTGTAGGCATATCAAAGTTGAAATGGTTTGTATAGTAAGTGAATTGATACTTGACACCATTATCTTGATAGCCATAGTATTCACCAATACCATTCTCTTTACCAATGTACAATACACCACTTCTGCATGAACACAGAGCATACGCTTTATACCCAAGCCATGAAGTGATACGAGCACTACCGTCTTCTAAAGGTTTACGCATGTCTAAACAATAGACAGCAGGAGAAGATGAAGCAGGAAAACTCAGCAAGTAAAAAGCATACTTCTCTGAGTAGCAGCTTCTAACATCATCCATGTTTGTTGCTTCAGTGTAAGCAAAGACATCATCACGCACATTGGCTGTTAAATCTCTCATTGGCATACTCTTCTCTTGAACAGTACGACCAAGGCTTCTTACACCAGAAGCAGACAAGAACAAAATATCATTGCCTGTCTTTTGAATGGAGTCTCTAGCAATGCAGCCTACACCGGGCAACACATCTTGTACATACATGGTGCTAGGGTTTGAGAAGTTATCATCATTACCACGAAGCATCACAATGTTTTGCTTGAAGAATACAATGATGTATCCGTTATGAGCAGCAAGGCCTATAGCCTCATCTGTATTATTAGGCAACTTAGCTGACATGTTAATACTGCCTGAGCTTCTTCCTGCCCCTGTGTTAAACGTAGGGAAGTGAGCATCAGCAATGTCAGTAGACCAATAGAGAGTTGTTTTATTATTGTCTGTACCAATTACCCAGAAACGTCCATAGGCAGCAAGGGCTGCATTAGGGCCATTAGATGTACCTGTACCAAACACAGGGCTACTGAAGGAAGCACCACCATGCCCAACATGGCTAACCAGTTTATCAACAACCAGACTTCCTGTTTCTCTTGTAAAGATAATTGGTTCATGTGTCTTTTGTACAATAAGGCAATGATCGTATAATGAAACCATTTGCCAGTTGTCAGCTGTAATTGTATAACCAGCTGGAGTGATGTCTGTTAACGCTCCTGCTGTACCTTCTCTAAACAGTTTGCTATTACCACTACTAATATAATCAATAGTACCATCAGCATTGACGTATTCAAAGATGGTCTTGATAGGAGAACCAGACAAAGCTGAGCTTCCACTGGTAGTACGCATAGACCATCCCTTACGAGCCCCTAAACGTCCATACTTATCAATGACGCAGTTGTTAGCAACAAGAGCAAACCCATCAGACAACAAAGCCCCAGAGCTTTGGGTGTTTAGTCCAAAGAATCCGGGAGCTCCTACTGATGCACTTTTAAGTTCTTTCATACTGGATACCAAATAGTGTCTTCTGGTCTTCTTGCTGCATCAAATGCAATTTCATCAGCCAATGCTTTCATAGCAGAACCAAAAGCATATTGACTGCTATTACCGCCATCTTCACCTCGTTCTTCAATGGCCTTAGAAAAAGCAAGTAATACAACTGGACGAGAAGGAACAGCAATGTCATCACCGTCAGACACCAAGCTTGTGTTTCTTAACAACACATTAAACCTAATCTCATATACACCATTAGGAATTGGATAGATGTCTACTTGTGTATCACCATCATTGCTTACACCGTTCCAGTTATAATAGATTGGAGAACCTGTAGCAACTGGGTCTTGAGTTAGAAATAGTTTATCAAAACTCTGACCACTCTTGTATTCCATAAAGGCATTGCTTGTGTCATTCAACACATCAATAACATTGAAATTATTCTTGCTGCCATTCAACTCATAGTTGAAGATGTTAGCCTGAGTTGTAAGGGTGAGAGTTGTTCTTAATGCTGACCAATTCCAAGCATTCTCTACTTCTGCATTAGCATCATTAACAAAATCACCAATTAGTTTACTATAGGAAGTTTCAGAGACAGAGGATACTTCTCTTTCTCTTAGTCTTCTAAGTACACTATTGACAGCTTCTAAGTATGTCATCTAAGTTCCTTATATGTATTATACATAATAATAATATTAACTTGTTATGTACATATATGTACTATTATAACACTGTTTGTTAATTTTGTCAAGCTTTTTTCTTCTTTTTAATGCCAGCTTCTGACATGCTAATGGCAATGGCTTGCTTTGGATTTGTTACAACCTTACCGCCTTTGCCTGAATGCAGGGTTCCTGTCTTAAATTCATGCATCACTTTGCCAATCTTGGCTGCTTGTTTCTTAGTTTGTTTCATTACCACTTCACCTTATCTGCCACTGATTGGCACATTTTAATAAAATATTCCTGAGAATACTGCTGTTTAGCCATGTTAACATCTTTATGTACAAGCTGTACGTTTCCAACAACATAGCCTTCATTTGAATCAA